AGGTTTAGTACCATCAATTGACCCTTGAAAATACTTTACAGTTTCATAATCTAATGTCATTGTATTTTCCATAGTACCATTACCTTCTGCGTAATTGTACGTGTCATGTGCAAATCTATTAATAATAGGATTAATTAGTGTATATGCCGCATATTTGTGTTGGTTGAAACCAAATATAGTAACATTTTTAAAGAATGGAATTTTAGTTTGTCCATTACCTGCTTGTATGTTAGTATTAGGACTATCAGGTGTTTCTCCTATATAACCCCAATTTGTATCACCGGTAATAGATTGTGAATAAATGTTTCTTGAATTGTAGTTTGTATTATTTGGACTATTAGTACTACCATTACCAGTTTGTTGTGCTTGACGACCTGATACTGATGCTACTGGAATACTAGCATCTTTATAATAATATGTATAATAGTTATACCACATATTACGTATTAAATTTCCATTATCATCATGGAAGTTAATATCTATGGGATCGTATTTAATTTTTGTTTGAACGATACGTTTACGATTGTACTGATTCATCGTATGTGTATCAAAGCTATAGCTTGGTAATTTTACAGATTTAACAGCTAGACCAAAGTTTGCACCTTGAGGTAATCCTACTGCATATGCACTTTGATTTATTTCAAAGTACACATGGAATAGGAATTTAAATTTAGGTGCATATTGATATGCATTGGGTCTAAAGGTCTTACTAGCGTGAGTATAATCACGCAGGTAGTCGTTGCCGAAGAATCCTGCGGCAGCGTCTGTTAGTAAGTTTTGAAAGAATCCTGCCATAGTTACCTATAACTGGATTAATTTGATCCGATACCAGTAGTAGAACCTGTAGAACCCGCTAATGAACGTGATGCCGCAATTCTACCAATTTGTGTACCAACTCCTGACTCTAACGGTGCTTGTACCGCATTGTCAAAACGTATTGATAATTGTATTGTTACTACTTCATTTGAGCTATATGCTAAGTTATTATAGTTAGCGGCTTGTAAGAAGCAACCATATACTTCCCATGTTTCTAAAACAACAGGAGTAGTATTGCCATTTCCACCATCTAAGATTTCAATGTTTGTTTGGAACTTATAATCTTGACCAGTTGCGGCTGAAGCTTGTTCAACAAAGTCCATTTGCTTCTGTAATTGTTGACCAACTAATGCAGAGACACTACCTGAAGCATCATCTCTAACATTAATAGTTAGCGGTTGCCATTCGTGTCTACCTGCCAAATACATAGTAGAGTTATAAACTGGGATGTTAATTTCACCAAAACTAACTGACGGGCGTGTTACGTCAATAACTTGCTTTGTCAATTCATTAGTAGCGGTACTAACTCCAAAGTTTAAAAAATTAACTCTAAAACGATATTGTAGTTTGGGCATTAACAAGCCCTGATTTCCGCCAGCGTTATCTGATGCTACGGTCATGTTAAATAATGATTGTGAGGCTATTGCCATTTTTTTCTCCTGTTATTAATATTTATCTTTATAAATAGATACCCCTTCGGGGTATCATATTTTATTATTGTCCACCAAGCTCGCCTGTGTTCAATATACGAACCGGGATATAAATGAATTCAGCTGCCTTAACAGGTTCAACTGCAACATCAATCCACAATTCATTTCTATCGATTCTTGCAGGTGTATTGTTTGACTCATCGCATACTACAAGATAATCATATAGACCTCGTTTTGCAACTAAATCAACCATCAATGTTTGTACAACACCTGAAATCTGATTGCGTGTTAATGCATCATTTGGTTCAAATACAAACGGTCTTGCTGCCAATGTTAATTGTCTACGTATGTAAGCAATTAATCGTGCTACGTTAGTTCTATCTAATGCACTTGAACTATTAAAACTAGTTTTGTTACCATAATTTAACAATCCAACACCAGTAAAGAATACTAATGGGTTAATGAAGTTGATATACAACACATCACGAATACCTAAACGTGTCTTAATAGATTGCCATTCACCGGTAGTAGCATCAACATAACCAATACTTAATGCATTGTCAATTGTACCACGACGAGTACCTGCCGCCGCTAACCAAGGATAACTAATAGTATCATTACGCAAGAATGTACGCAACATCATATATGATGCCGGTACAGCAACTTGGTTGCCTGACAAATCTGTAGCTAAGCCGCTTGGATAGAACAGACCCATATATGTATCACGATTTACTAACCCTTCTTCACCTGTACTTGATGCACCGGCTTCGTTGTTGGCCCACGCTTGAATTGCAGTAGCACTATCTGGTAAACGCATTGGTGTATCACCTAGAATATAACCTGTTTGACCACGATCATTATTCAATGTAATCATACCAGGTTGTAGTTCTGGATAGTTAGGTGTTGCAATTAAGTTGAAGAAGTTATCTTCATCACGTATTGCTGTGTTAGTAGCAATTGCCGCATTCAATGATTGAACAACCATTGCACGTTGTGCTTTGCGACCCATATATGGTGCACCATTTGTTTGATTACCGCTTACTGTTACCCATGTATCAGTATATGTAGGTAATGTTTCGTCTGGGAAATCAGTACTATTAAAGTAGTCGGATCTATATTGTTTTACGTTATAACCACTACGGCGTGTGTTGAATAACAACATACCAGATGGATATAGTGTTGGACTAGGTGCATCTAAGTCAACATTATCACTTACTAATAAACTAGTAATTGTTGGGATAGGATCATCTACTGGACTAATAGTATCCTGATCATCTGACCAACGTGCATCAGCAAATACTACACCTGTACTACTAGTTTGATCTGTGTTATTTATTAACACCCACTGATCGGTACCTGATACTGCTTGCCAACGACTAATTACTGGATAGTTTTCTAAATCACTAGTGTTAATCCATATATCACCATATTCTAATGATGTTCCATCACTTTGTGTAGAGGGAACGCTTGCACTTATGATAGGACCATTTGGGTCAGTTACATTAGTACCACTTGGTAATGGAAAACCGTTACTATCATAATCTTTATTACCATAGCCATACCATGCGCCCTCGTAATTAACCATAATATCAACTTGGTCAACTACACTGTAGAACCAATTTGTATCATTAGCAGGAGCTATATTTGGCTCACCTTCATTGGCAATATATGTAAATTCAACCCAGTTACTTAGTTGTGTGGTAAAGTTTGATGGTGGAGTACCTGATATAAATGTACATGATGTTGCTACTCCAGCAGATACTGATGTTATTTTAACAACTAAATCATTTGCAGGAGTAGCTCCGCCTAAACTAGTACCTAATATAGTAACAGTATCATTTACAGCATAACCGGTGCCGCCAGCTTGAACTCCATTACCTGTGACAACATAGGCAACTGCGGCTGAAATACTAATATTAAATGTAGCACTGGTCCCGCTACCTGAACTAGATCCTTGTGCCACTCCAGTAAATGAATTAAAAGATGCTGGTCCGTACTTTACACCAGTTGTTGTATTAATTTCAAATCCAGCTTCCGCTATTAAACCATTAGATACATTGATATTTGTAAATGCACTATTTACAAAATCACTTAATACAATTTCGCCACCGGTAGTATGTGTTAATTGTATAGCACCATCAGTAGTTACACTTGCTGTTGTATACGGTATACCAGCGGCTGCCCAGGCTGTAACAAAATCTATGGCATCAGTATTATCTACTAGCGTAAAATTATAGGCTGAACTTAATACGGAACTTCCAGGTGTTGATACATACACATTCATATAATATGGTCCAGCAGTAAAGTTAGGTGTTGTATTAGAACCAGTAACTACTGTTGGACCTGTTGCTATTCTTTCCCACATGTAAAAGGGAGCAACACTTGCTGGGTTTGTTAGTGTAAGATTATATGCATATTGTCCATATACTGTACCGGCCGGAATTGCTTGTCCACCGGTAGCATCTAAGTTATTAGTTGCTACCCAATCACTTATTGCTAATGATACATTTTTAGCTTGGAATGTTTGTGTTGCACCATTAAATACAGATAATACTGGATTTAAACCAGTACCGGCTGAACCAACTTTAATCCATACTGAACCTGTTGGTCTAGGAGTACTTTGATTACTACCCCATAATGGCATTTGAGCACTTGTGCCATATCCAATTGTCGGTTGATTATATGTTCCCGCGGGAATACCTATATCACTAAGTACTGTTCCAGTACCAGCTGCAATAACAAGACTTGATGTTTCGGAAATACTACGTTGATTACTAAATAAACATAATTTACCACTACGTACTGCGGCAGATAATCCGTTCCATCCTAAATTATTAATAGCGGCAGCAACTCCTGCTACAGTATTATTAGTTGATGCAGGAACTGTAATAGTTGCTGTTACTCCTGTTAAACCTGACAAATTAATTGTAAATGTATTAGCGGCTGTTAGTGTTGGATTAGAATTTGTTCCTTGAACAGTAGGTGTGTCTAATCTCCAATCACTGGCACCTACTATTGCCCAAACATTAGCTGTTGTTTTATACCAATATGTTCTACTAGTGCCATTGACCGGAGTTGTAATTTGAATAGCATTTACTGCATAATCACCAATATTTCCAATACTGCTATTTGGTACACCAGCAGTTAAATCATCCGCATTTGTAATAACAATCGGAGTTTGTAGTGTAAATTGTGTGGTGGTCTGATTAAATTCATATATACCCCATGTGCTTGTAGTAGTATCTAACCAATAGGTACCATTGTCTGGATTGCCAGTTGGACGACCTGTTTGACCTACTAAACTAGCTAGGTCAATATCAGCACGTAAAACATAACAACGATTTGTTACACCTAATGTACTATAGGCTGCTAGTAAACCATATTCATTTAACTCATAACCCTGTATCGGTGTGCCATTTGTCGTTGTATAGAAGAATGGACTACCATATAAGTTTACTAAGTCTCGTTGACTTGTTACTTGGAATAGTTTATTTGCGTTAGCTGCCGTTGTTGCGGCTGCTACACCTGTTCCAGATGCATCAGCTTTGTTTTGTGCTGTTGCTAATAGAATAAGCGGGACTGAATTCGTTGGGGCTGGAAGATATTGACTTTGGTCAATGATTGTTACTTCTACGCCTGGAGATGTTAATGCCATTTTATATTTCCTTTATGTAAAATTTTAAGGTTTACTACCTGTTTGCATATTAATATTTATCAAATACCTTTAAAAAGACATAGTTACCGTGCCTTTGAAGGTTTCCAGAGTAAATACACAATGAGACCTATATGCAATACTTGTGGAAAGAATCACTGTGCCGTTAACTACAACCGGCTAGGTATAACACACTATAGAAGCATGTGCGATGAGTGCGGAAGAAAGAAAAATAAACTTAAACCTAGAAATCCTAAATGGAAAACTAAAGGTTATAAGAAAAAAGCCGCATGTGATTTATGCGGCTTCAAGAGTATATTCACTAGTCAAATTACCGTCTTTCATATTGATGGTAATCTAGACAACGCAGAAATGTCTAATCTACGTAGTATCTGTCTTAACTGTGTAGAAGTAGTAAAAAAGAAAGAAGTTACTTGGAAACGAGGGGACTTACAAGTTGACCACTGAGTTCACTTGCTTATGTAACTCATCTATTGAACCATTGTTGTCAATATAATAATCATACAATAAACCAACACTACTATATTCACTCGCATGGACAGCATAGTTTCCTAACTCTACCATAGCTTTCAATTTTTGTTCACTACCTTCAGGTTCATTATTGTAATCAACTGCCGCACTATACCAGACAGGACGTTCACCCCTGTTAACACGCATCGTGATACCACCTACACTTTTAATAGAGTTAACTTCATTGACAAAACGACAGTCGGTAATCACAATGTTTTCATCTGTTTGGCGTAGTTTGTTCTCTACACTTGCTACCCAAATATCTTTATGAAACCCATTACGACAGACTTCTGTCCCCCAATATTGTAATATCCATCGTGGGGTGATTTCCATACCTAGTCGGTCACTCCACCATTGGTCTTTTTGTTCTCGCCAAGCACGACTGGTTTTAGTAGAACCTTCTAAGTATTCTCTATTCCAACCAAAGACGGCTGCTACTGCGTCTTTTAATGATGCCGCAAAACTAACACGTTTGAACCCGTGAAATGTGCAAAGATAGTCAGCAATTGTGTCCTTGCCGCTACCGATCAATCCTGTAACTCCAATAATCATATGGTAACTCCTGTAATACATATTGTACTACAGGAGAATTGTAATGTAAACTGTTTAGGTTATCCTTAATTATATTATTTACCACTATCAGAGTTAACTAACTTGATGTTAGATATTTGCTTTTGTGGGTAAAAACAAACGCCTTGTCTAAACCCATAATCAACAGAATGTGGGGTATATATAACCCCGTCATACCCAGCTGCCTTTATCTTTGGAAGAGAGTCTGTAGCATGACCTTCGTACCCTGCTTTCTGATCTAGCACGACATAAGGATTTTTCAAAGTTATCTTTATTTTGTAAAGATAGTTTCCTTCCCATGTGTATCTATCATCACTGAAATAAAATTCGTCTGTTGGGAGAATTCTTTTTATTTTTGAATCGGAAGAATGGTAGGCAGTAAAGGTAATTGGCTTACCAAATTTGAAGGAATCAAAATTGCCTTCCGCTACACCTTGCTTACTTTGAGCAACTGCAACATAAGCAGGACCCGTGTAACCATCTGGAAATTTATGAAAGTGCTGAATAGTTCTATGCCAACCTTCTAATAGTTCGTATCCGTCAGGTCTTTTAATTAGTATCACCGGTTCACTTCTAACACCGCCTTGTTTTTGTGCTAACTGTGCTTGTGTAGCATGTCTTTCAGAATCTCTGGGAACGTCCATTCCCATATCGCTAAGTCCGCCGGCTCGACCTTGGAGTTTTCTTAAAGTATGAGTAGTCCACATATTATCCATAGTAAACTTCATGTTAGGAACAAATTGCCATTGAGTGTTTCTATTTAAACCCTCACGATTTAGCATAGTCAATAATCTGCGTTTAGGATTTTCATCATTATAACGACCAAATCCCTGATAGAGCCAATCTTTAACAATATATTCAGGCCAGGTAGGAACAATACTTTTGATGTATTGATACATTCTGTTTCTAGCTTCTGTTATAAATTCAATTGCTCTCATTTAACCTTGTACCCAAGTCAATGGCTGACTGTAATCTACATATCGTTTTAGTTCTTCAATGAGTTCTTGTTGAAGTTGTTTGGATTCAGCCTTCATTGCCGCACCATTTAAACTTGTGCCACCACCCGGGCCTGCAATACTAGCAAACTTCTCACGTGCTTCACCAATGATTCCTTTTAATACAGCAAATACCCAATCACCAATCCATACACCAGCACCTGGATCTTGTAACAATACCTCTTGTGTTCTTTGTACATCTGCCCAAATTAATACACGTTCACCGGAACCTTTTGGATCACGAACAATACGTAATACTTTGGTTACTGGGTCAAATGTATAAACTACATATCCACCAAACATACGTGCGGCTAATTCAACATAACCAGCATAGAAGTCATATGTTGCCATACCACCTGCATAGTTATAGTTTAGCAAATATGTATTAAGAATAGCTGAACTGAATGGATCAAATGAACTACTTGAAGGTCCTGTTTCTAGTCCAACCGTTCTACGATATAAACATCTGACGTTAATGAATTCTTGTGGTAGTGTATATGTATCAACATTCTTTTCTATTGTGAAAAGAGTATAAGATTCTGCCGTAGCATTTTGCGCTCTTTGACGATAGACTTTGATAGCGTAATTATATGCTGCCTCATAGTGTTGAGGATCTAATTCTAAGTCAATGATACCATCTCCTAGACGATATCTGACGTTTTGGAATAGTGCCTGTTTTAGTTCATCTAATGTTAGACCAGATGGCGTAGATAGTATATTTGCAGTAGCTGATATTGTCATAGTTGTTTACCTGTATAATGTATTTATCAGGTTACGCCATAGGGACTGTTTATTGAATACCGGAGGTACCGGCTAAACCGTATGCTACACTTGATAATGGTCCACGAACGCTTGCAGTAGCAGTATCTGTTGCATATGTTATTCTATCTACTCTTGATGTTCCGCCACCGGCCGGCCCGGGTCTAGTTCCTGCCGCAATCCATCCATATAGGGTACTATCGGTTACACCTGCAGAACCATATCTTGCAACACTTGTTGGACCACGCACACTAGCCGTTGTAGTATCAGTTGCAAAAGTTATTCTATCAACGGTTGAATATACTCCGCTACCACCGGGTCCGTTATATTTACCACCGGCATACCAACCGTATGTGATATCAGTTACTGCAGCCAATCCATATTTTGCTGAACTTAAAGGACCGCGTATACTTGTAGTAGCCGTATCATTTGCATAATCAATACGTTGAACGGTTGATAATAATGCGGCTGCAACATTATATCCGCCACCAAACCAGCCGTAACTTGTAGTTCCTGTTGCGGCGCCTGCATACCCGTATGCTGCACTTAAAGAGCCCCTAATACTTGCGGTTGCTGTATCTGTTGCATATGTAATACGATTTACTGTTGAATTACCGCCTTGACCGCCACCAAACCACCCATCAGTAGTATTACCAGTTGCGGTGAGTTTTACTCTTGTAGAACTGAGCGGACCACGTAAACTAGCAGTTGCAGTATCTGTTGCATATGTAATGCGGTCTACTGAAGATACACTAGTAGGAGAATCTCCACCCGCAATCCACCCATAAGTTAGTGTTCCGGCACCAGCACCATAAAATCTTCCTACTGTTAGTGGGCCTCGGGTATTTGCAGTTGCAGTGTCACTGGCATATGTTATTCTATATACACTTGATGAATATGTAAACGGAGAAGTTGTCGCTCCCCCTGATATCCACCCTGCTGTAGCTACTGATGGTGGTGATGGTGGTGCAACTATATCCACTCCACCACTAAATGAAATACCACCTGTTATTGTTATTGACATAATTGTTACCCTTAGATACGTATATTGTATTTATCAGGTAACAATTATTACTTACAAATCGCCGGGCTTACGATTCTCACTATAATATGCATCAAAACTTCCACCGGGATATCTACTCTCTAATTTACGCACATTCTCTGCAATAACTTCATTTGGATCTAAATTCAATGCACGACAAGCATTAATCCAATACCACATAACATCGCCTAACTCACGCTTTAGGTGAAATACTTCGGCTTCAGTTAATGGTTTACCCTGAAAAAACATCTTCTTGGGCACTTCAATAAACTCTCCAGCTTCAGCCGCTAATCCTAAACAAGCTGTAAGTAATAGTGGTACATTGATATCAGGACCATGTACTCCATCACCGATGTAATTACCATCAAGTTCATCACAACGGTCCATAAACGTAGTTAAATCATTGCTTGCTTTGCTGGTTACAGCTTCTACAAAATCTTTGTATTTGTTTAAATTAATATTCATACATAATCCTTATACATTAATTTTCTACCTTCTTCTCCGAGACTCTGTTCAAAAATCTCATTTGTTCTTTGCATCATTGCACAGGCTAACATAAGCCTTTCGGTATCATTATCAGTTAACATTAATGACTTATCAATCAGAATCATTAGTTCTCTCATTCTAGCTTCAGTGTTATTCATATTACCACGCTTTC